GGAATAATAAATAGCTAATATGGCAAAAGATTTTGATTTAAACTTAACAGTATCGGCAAAAAGCAAAGATTTTGTGCTTTTGAATACTACTTCTGCTTTGAATCAGACCATTACAAATCTAGTCAATGTCAAAACAGGTGATATTATTTCAGATTTTGCCATAAATTCGCCTCTTTCAAGTTTAAACTATTCGGTTGATCCAATTTATAGAGAATATTATTTAAGTTTAATACCCGATTATCTTACTCATGTGACTAATGGAGAGATTGCGGAGGCAGAAATCACCACAAACAGCGTTACCAATAATAAAGTTTCTCTGGATATTCGTTATAAAACAAAATCAAATGCGTCTGGTAGATCAAATATAGTTAAAATAGAACAGAACTTATACTAAAATGGCAATATCAACCAATAATTTAGACATTTCCGCATTAGATTTTGATTCAATAAAATCTGATCTTAAGACATATCTACAAACGCAAACAGATATTGGTAAGGATATTGGCTTTGAAACTGGTTCAGTTTCAGATTCTCTACTTTCAGTTTTATCATATAATACCCTATATTATGCATATTACATTTATGCCTTATATCAAGAAACTAGCGTTGAAAATGCCACCAAGGTATCTTCAATTGAGAATATTTTGAAAGGTATAGGATATACTGCTCCCGGATACAAATCTGCAACTGCAAATATAAGACTAACCTTTAAACCCGGTTCACCTTCGGTAACTCTTCAAAAATTTGATTTATTTACCGCGAGCAATGAATTCGGTAAAAAATCATTCATCTATACTGGCAACACTCAAACCTTTTCAAGTGGATATCTTGATATTCCTGTGACTGAAGGAACAATTGTAAGTGAAGTGCATTTCTTGGATGCAAACGAAACTTATATTGAACTTGATGACACAAATATTGATATTGCAAACATTTATGTTTCTGTGGCTAATATCTATTGGACGAACGCAGTCAATTTTACCGGAGTTCCTACGAGTTCTTCAAAGGTCTTCTTTGTCGAAAAGGTGAATGGTAAATATAGAATTGTATTTGGTGGGTCAAGACAAGATTCTAGATTAAATGCTGCTGGTGACATTCCACTTACTTCTAACGAAATAGTTTTATACTATATTCGTTCAAGTGGAACATCAGGCAATAATTGCAAAGTATTTACATCAACGAATCCATATTTTACAATATCAACAAATATTAATTCTTCTGGTGGTCTAAATCAAATAGGCGTTGAGTATCTAAGAGAAGTTTCTCCGCTTATTTTTGCATTGAATCCAACCAATAAAAGAATAGTAACAATCAACGATCTTAAGGGATTCATCGGCACACATTCTACTTATGATACCACTAAAGATATTGATACTAACATATCTGTATGGAATGGTGCAAATACCAATCTTAAAGAATTTGGAACTTGTTATTTCTCGGTCATAAATTCAACAAGCACAATTGGAAATCAAATTATTTCCGATCTGGCTGATTTTAAGGCTGGCAATATAACAGTCAAATATACGTCACCAATCACAGTCTCACTTGCTGTTACTATAGCAGCTAAGTATCTTCCAAAAACAAAGAAGACTGCTGCTCAATTAAAATCAGGAATCGAATCTGCTCTAACAGTATATGACGTTAATGAATTTTTCAATAGCGTCAATTCTGAAGATTTACTTGCTATAATGAGAACTGTTGATTCTTCATTATCAACGAATCAAACGACCATTTCAATGACTGCGACCTACACACACAGCCTTTCAAATGGTATAAATTTTGGATTTGAGAATGAAATTGTAAGTTTCAATACAGAACTTTTTACTTCAAAATATGGCTCAGTAAAGCTCACAAGTTCAACCGTAGCAGATATTACTGGGTTTTACAAAATTCAAATGAAGAATTCCTCTGATGTTTTTATGGATTATGTCGGAAGATTTAATCCCAAAACAGGAGTCATTTCTCTTAAGAGTTCTTTTAATGCAACAAGCATCATCTTTAATTTTGTTGTCAAGGATATGGAAGCTGTTAAGAACTTTGTAGTTGATCCTACATTTACAGTAACTACAGAAATACTATGATATTATTTTTCAATCCAGAAACTCAAGGTTTAACCGTATCATTCGATGCGAGTTATTACATTGCTGAATTGGAAAATTATATTGCTACGACATTTAAAAGCACTACTGCCCCCACAAATAAAATTTTCGTTGAAGAATACTTTCCTCAATGGATACGAGAACAACACAATAAAAATCCAGTAAGATTTGTAAGCTTCTTACAAAATTATTATGACTGGCTATTTACTGTCGTTTCTGGTGGAGGATTTGGGGCAGATTATGAACTTGAAAAACTATTGGGTCTGCGCGAATGCCCGTTTAGTTCAGTCGATGAATTGATTTATCTGTACGCACATGATTTTCATGGAATATCATATACCTCCACACAAGTAGAAAACTTCAGACCCTTTATAGAAAACATTCAGAAAAAATATCTTGCAGTAAAGGGAACTGATTCTTCATATGAGTATTTTATTAAACAAATTTATGGATTCACTGCTGGAGTTACGGCCAATTATTCTAATACTACTTTTGTACTGAATTCTACAAATATTGGACCCACAAATAAGCTTCAGGATAAAACTTCTGAAAATACATATACTGTCAAAATCGATGTCAGCTCGACCGCTGCCACTGCTGCTGACAAGAAGACTATAGAAGAATCATTCAATATTCTAGGATACAAGACATTGGTAATCTAACATGGCAAATACCCCATTCAACTCAAATGACTTTCCACTAAAGCAGTCACCATATTACAGCAGAACATACGATTCTGATGTTGGTACTACATTTGGGTTTTCAAATAATCAACTTGTAGCTTTTCAGCCCGGAAATCCGCTTCAGGCCTCTGAATTGAACGAACTGCAAGAAAAACGTCTTCTTGACAACACTCTAAATTTTGAAATGTTAGGAGCATGGGCTAAAGAATGCTTTAGCAACAATCTAGATTTCCCTAAGTGGGATGGGGCTATTCCTCTATATCCAAAGACTGATACTATTGGATCTGATACTAAACTTATTGGTATTACACAAGTTGGAACCAATTCTCTACAAGTCCAGTTTAGAACTGGTTGGTATCTAGTCAAGACTGATGCTGGATTGAGAACTTGGGTACACTATGACAATTCCCCAGCTACCGTAACCTCATTTGTCATGGCACCAGCTACAAACTATTATATTGGTCTTTCCAAGACTGAAGGGTATAGTGGAGCTACTGCGACAAACGATCTAGGTGATAATTCTGATGGAACTTCAGACCCAAGCATACCCGGAGCGGATCGTTATATTGTAGGTCTAGGATCTGTAATGTTTAGTACAGTTTCTGGCTTTACAGGAAACTTTGAGCCAATTTTTAGTTACTTTAATAGCGGTCTAACTGGTGTTACAAACAGTGCTACATATCTTAACGGGTTAACATTCCACCCGTAATGGAGGTGAATTGTGAGTTGTGGTTGTAATAAAGGCAAAGATAATAATGGTAATAAAGTGAGAATTTTCAGAGATATTTCATCTGGAAAAACTGATGTAAAAAAACTCTATACGATGATTCAGGGGTTTGCTTTGGCTTATGCCTCTAGAGGACTGTCAAAAGAAAAGGCCCCCAAGGAAATCAAGCAACTAAGAGTGTTGAGTTGCTTTGGTAATGAATCTTCTGGCGGTGAATTGCCACCATGTCAACATCTAAAACAGTCATCTACTGAAGGTAAATTCTATTGCGGTGGATGTGGCTGCGGAGATAAGAAGGCTACTTGGCTCAACGGAACCGCTGAAGAGTATTCAAAGTTAGACTTCCCCTTCCTATCCTGTCCGTTGGCCATGCCGGGATTCTCAAACTATAAACAGAGCAATCCAGATGAAGCTAACGAACCTATTACAAGAAAATTCTATATTGAAAATATGGATTTTACGGATGTACAGGAAGTTCAAGTTACACAGCATGAATTTGATCCTGCTGCCCTTGGTTTAGCCAAGCAAGTAACCCAAGATGAACTTAAAAATATGTTTAAGAAAAAATCTGACTGAATCTAATGCAGCATACATAATAGTATGCCAGCATTAAATTCCAGAGAATCTTTAATAGATTACGCTTTTAGAGCTTTAGGATCACCTGTAATCGAAATAAATGTCGATATGCAGCAAGCCTATGACAGGCTTGACGATGCACTCCAGTTCTTTGCCGAGAGGCATTTTGATGGAGTGGATCGTTGCTATTTTGATTATGTTGTCACTCAGCAAGACGTAGATCGCAAATATATCAATACAGATGCCTTTGGCCCCATGGTTGGTGCTGATGCGTCTGGCCGTCCGGATGGGCGAGACATTTTATCGATCATAAGAATTTTTCCTTTTGGTACTCATAGCTCAAACAACTTTTTTGACATTCGCTACCAGCTAGCGTTGAATGACTTCTTCGGTATTAATACTAATCTTAACACAAGCGGTGCTGCTCCAGTAGCAACTTATGACATTGCTAAAAGATATATCAGACTAATTGAAATGATGTTTGATCCAGAAAGAGCTATTCGATTCTCCAAGGTCACAAACAAGCTTCAAATTGAAACTGACTGGACTGAAATGAAAGCCGGAACACATCTAGCTGTCGAGGCATATGTTCTGTTAGACCCAGAAAGATACACAGAAATTTATAATGACATTCTTCTAAAGAAATATGTAACGGCTCTTATCAAGAGACAATGGGGCGCAAATCTTTCAAAGTTTGATGGTGTTCAGCTTCCCGGTGGTATTGTCACTAGAGGATCCTCAATTTTCGGAGAAGCAATACAGGAAATCGCCATCTTAGAAGAACAAGTTAGATCTGCGTATGAATATCCACCTGACTTCATGACAGGATAAAAATGGCAACAAATCCATATTTCAGAGACAATTATTCTGGAGAGCAGAATGTTACAGAGTCCATCGTAATCGAAACGATTCGAATGATGGGCAAAAACTGCTTTTACATTCCAAGAGAATATAATAATATTTCTGTTCTTTATGGAGAAGATCCGCTTTCTACATTTACCAATAAAATTGAGATTGAGATGTATCCAGCAACTGTCAATGGATTTGGTGGTGCAGGAGATTTGGCCTCAAGATTTGGTATTGAAGTAAAGGACGATGTTACTTTAGTTGTTTCAAAGAAAAGATTTACAAAAGAAGTAACGGAAAGATTTAACACAATCACTCGCCCAAGAGAAGGTGATCTTATTTACTTTCCTTTATCTAAGACCTTCTTTGAAATAAATTTTGTTGAACACGAAACACCGTTCTATCAACTAGGTAAACTTTATACTTTCACATTATTCTGCGAAACTTTTGTCTTCTCCCACGAAGAATTCAATACAGATTCGCCATTGGATACTATTATGGATCGTTCAAAGGAAACATACTCATTGTTTATCAATGAGGCTGGTGGTACTTTCATGAATGAGTTTACCATCGGTGATAAACTATACCAGAACGGTTTCACCTTGGGTTCATCTCCAAAGACTGCTGCTATTGTGAATTACAATACCAGAGTGAAGCAACTTACACTATCTCCGATCAAGGGCACATTCGTATCTGGAGATATTGTGGTATCAAATGAATTTGGAATTACTGCTTCAATGACTGGTGCTACATCTTCCAATGTGGTTACCTACTTCAATACAGAAACAGATAATATTTCTGACATTGACAATCCATTCGACATGCTTGTGCAAGATTATTACGCTGGAGTCACCCCAAGCTTAATCGACTATAGCGAAGATAATCCGTTTTCAGAGGGTATTTAAATGTCTGATATAACAAATAAAGATCAACTCAATAATTTTCTAGAAATTACAACACCTAAAGCCTTGAAGCAAGAGTCTTCTATAATTAAGAAAAACGTAGAAGATGACTATGAATATGCCCGTGATAATATTAAAGAAATATTAGAAAAGGGCAAGATGGCTTTGGATGGCATTCTTCAGGTTGCTCAGGACGGAGACTCCCCCAGAGCCTACGAAGTCGCTACAAACATGCTCAAGGCTCTTTCCGAGATCAATAAGGATCTCATGGATGTCCATGTCAAGGTAAAGGATAGCGAAAGAACAACCATCAAACAAACTAATAATGCCATTTTTGTGGGTTCTACTTTGGATCTTCAGGACATGATAAATAAAGAAAGAAGTTCAAAGAAAGCAATAATACAGGATAACAATGTTTGATTCATTTTATAACGATTGCATTAAAAAGAACACGATAGCGTTTGCTTCGTTATTTAACAATATTTACGTCAATAGAGAAGATGCATCAGATTCTAAAAAAATCAAAGTGCCACTTGTTTATGGAGGCAAAGAAAAGTATGTAAGCCGTCTTCAGAATCCTTCTAGTATTTCTGAAAAAGATAAGCTTCAAATAACTCTACCCATGATGAGTTTTGATATGTCTAATCTGCAATATGATACGCAGAGACATAGAAATAAACTTGAATTTAATAAATTATTTTATCAGGAAGATGGAGAGACAAAGGCTAAGGTAAAAATTGGTGAATATCCCTGCCTTATGCAATTTAATCTTGCGATTTATACTCGTAACATTGAAGAAAACTTTCAAATCATTGAGCAGATTGCGCCATACTTTACTCCAGAATACATTCTTACTCTAGATTTTGATAAGACTTTGACTAGAGGTATTGATGTTCCGATTAATCTAGTTGCATCAAAGATCGGAAATGACTACGAAGGTGGATTCGGTAATCGTAGAGCCGTAGTTAGTACTCTACAATTTGTTATGCGTACCTATTTGTTCGGCCCTGAGCGAGAAGCGACTCCTATTCTCACAACGGATTTTAATCTCAACACTCAGGATAGCTTTTTGCAATTCATCACAGATGTTCAAGTCAACGATGATTTGTATCTCAATAACCAATCAATAACTGTAACTTGGAGACAGGGTGGAATATTCCCAAGAAATCCAACTATAGTTATTACAAATCTTTCCAATTATACTGAAGAAATTATTTATGATCCAGAATCCTTTGATGTAGGTGATGGAACAAATAGTGTTACATTTGCAATTCCAGCTTCAGCTCCATTGCTACAGCAACTTTATGTTAGAATATTTTTTGGAACAGTGTCAGACAATTCAACAGCGTTTGAAGTAAGATCAGCTGCTGGAAATATTTCTTTACTAAGATTGGCTAATTTTGCCGGAACATCATTTAATGATTTGATGTCTTCTAATCATTACTATTTTACTCAGAGTGGTGTAACACAATTTAATCGGGGTGATAATCTTGTCTTGGCTTATAATTATGGCTCATATGGTGATCTTAACATTAAAACACCCGGATTACTTGAATATTATCGTGCATTTGGTTTAACATTCAGAGCAAATACAATTGACAATCCACAAATTCCATTTGGTAGTGTCATACACAATGGTATGTGGGCTGGCATAAGTTATGACCAGAATAGAGTTTTACCCTGTTTACCAATTTATATGCGCCCCGGAGGAAATGTAAATTTATATGCAAATCAAGGTGATGGTGTTTTCGGCACAACACAAGGCACATTGGCGAATAGAAGAACTAGTGAAGATATGTTCCAAGCAACATATGGTTCGCAGGCTTATTACATCAATGGATTTTGGGGATGGAATGGTACAACAAGTATTATAAGTATTGGATCATATCCATCAGCGGGTATTACAATCGAAGCAGGATATAGCGGATATATTGTAGATAAAAATAATCAAAATAGATATCCAGATACAGGTAAATATTCAACAGGCGTTACCCACTCTCAAGCTCAACCATCAATAAGAACGCTTTTTGATCCAACATTTACTCAGAAATTATATCCATCTAGAGGAGCTACTGGATTAAGATCATGGGTTATTACTGCGTTTGGTAGTAACAACCCAGCCGCAATGTTATTTGATTCTGGTATTTTTGCTGGATCAACACTACCAAACTACCCACCGTATAGTGGTATTGATTATCTTGATTCGTTTGATAAGATGCGTTTGCCAATTTATATGGATTGTTATAATTTAGTCCATAATGGTAATACATTTTTAGTACCTTCTCCGTTTACTCCAAATCTTGTTACTGATATGTTAGGTTTTACTGCTTATGCCGCAACGGGATTTACTGGAAGAGAAAATTATGCTGGTAAATTCGGAACTACTTATGTTGGTGGATGGAATAAATTATTCGATTTTGTTTATGCTGGAAAAAACATTAATGGAGTTACTTTTGTTCCACCTACTCCATGTGTAGATATTATTTTTAATGATCATGAATTGCGGTGGGGATTGGGTTTAGGAACAGATTCTTTATTATTGTGGAAATTAATGTTGTTAGTTGATGGATTAACAACTGCATGGATTAATAAAGTAAAACAAGATCAATTCTGGCCGCAGCTTGAAGCAAAATATGCAGAATATCCGGGATTATCTTTTGATCGTATTTTTGATGGAATGAAAAATGCATTTCTTTATGCTACCAGTGGTCCACTAAGTAAAAAAGGAATTCATGGAGGAATTCAATTTCCAATAGACGCATTACCATTACAAGAATTTTATGATAATGAATTTAAGAAATATTGGGGTGGTTTGCAAGAAACAACCGAACGCAGAAGTCCCGGATGTAAGTTTGCTCCTGTGCATGTTAATAGACTTCCAAGAGTAAAATCTACTGGTAGATTCCATGATGTTACTGCTCAAAGCTTTTCACAAGGAGTGACTTTACCATATGAATTGATATATCACTATCCTTACGGTTCTCCATATACTTATACTGATTTTCAAGCTAGGTATAGAAGAACTGGATATGCACCTACACCAGTAAACGCTATTACTTTTGCATTTGTGGAAAACGCAATTATACCTCAAAATAATCCTACTCTTGCACAGGTAAATAATGCGTCTAACAAATTAGTTCCTTGGTTTACATCAGAAAATCTCGGTCAGACGGGAACTACTTTTATCTGTGGTATTTCATACAATCCACAATATTTCGAAACAAGCAATTCAGTTCCTACAATTGGGGATGGAACATTAGTAACATTCTTTGGCGAGTATTATGATCCTACTCAAAGACCATTTGCGGGTACAAGACTATCCGAAAAATATGAGCCATTCCTCGCTATGAAGGATGAATCTAGAATTATTCGTGGAATTATAGAAGAAAATATGAACCATGGAGTTTCTGGAATTTTTATTTATAACAATATCCAATTCAACAGAGTTTCATATCACATTCCTCACGGTTATGAGAATAGTTGGTTTATGGATTTTATTCCATCTTCTGCTAATAATAATGCTGAAGGATTTACTTATACAGATCCAGCAATATTTTCAAAAACAAATTTTACAGCTAATCCAAGAACAAATCCAAATTATCAACCAATTAATTTTTATCACTCATATAATGAAAATATCTTTATATCGAAATTATTGACCAATTTACCCCTTAACATCCTCAATCAATCAGTTATTTTCCAAGGACCTATAACAAATGAAAATGATGGAAGTGCTGGTTACTATGGAATTCATCCTAAAACATGGAATAATTTCAAGTATAATGATGAAATACTTTTGAATCATATTTTGTGGGACATGGAAGTAGCAACTCATGGAAGAACATATGAATATCTTTCAAGTTCAGACGATATAAACATTGCAGAGAGTTTACGGGTTGAAGTCGGAGGATTTAATATATCTAAATTGAATCCAGCACTATTAAGCAAAGTAAGATTGTTAGCTACAAACGCATCAGACCAAAATCTTATATTGCATAGAATAACCCTACCAATCCCATATATTTTAACTTCTGATTATGGAAGACCAGATCAAGACACTTATTATGATAATTGGTATAATAATCATTTTGCCGAGAATGTTTTGGCAACAAGCGTTGATCCTCAAACAGGTAATACCCTTGATAATATCAACCTTATAACCACGGGAAATAGAGATTTGGATTTTTATACTAAATCAGTAGTAACTGAAAGTAATGGAACCCACTCATGGAGAACTTTAAGAACAAATCCAAATATTAGAAGATTTAGTGTAAATGTTTTTGCTGGCAATACACTGGTAGGCAATTTAATTCCAAGTAAATATTACCCCATGGGAGTTTGGCTAATAACAGATGAAGTTTCTATTCTCGCTGATGGAACCACATTCAACAATTACAATTTACGTTTTGAATATCAAGATGCTGGTCCAATGGCAGATGGAATTACTACTGCACCTTATAGAACATGAGCAAAAAACATAAAGGTTATCTGGGTAATTCGAACCTCAAAGAGGCCGGAATCCATATTGATTATACCCCCGAGCAAGTTCAGGAGTATATTAAATGTGCCAAAGATCCCATTTATTTCATCAAGAATTATATCAAAATTGTCTCTCTTGATAAGGGTTTAGTGCCTTTTAATCTTTATGATTATCAGGAAGATATCGTTCAAAAAATGCATGATAACAGATTTATCATCGCAAAACTTCCTCGCCAGTCGGGTAAGTCTACCACAATGGTATCATACATTCTACATTATATTCTGTTCAATCAGAGTATGAATGTAGCTATTCTAGCCAATAAAGGATCTACTGCCAGAGAAATTTTAAGCAGACTTCAATTGGCATATGAATATCTTCCTAAATGGTTGCAGCAGGGCGTGGTGGAATGGAATAAAGGATCGTTAAAGTTAGAAAACGGATCTAAAATTATCGCATCAACTACCTCAGCCTCCGCG